AGATACTCCCTACATTCACTTCGCCGAACCTCCGTTATATCGGATATTTTAAGGATTGGTGTGACAATACTCTCACCAGTAAAACTGATGTTGATAATGGTATAGTACAATTTATAAACATATAAATTCTTGTAATGTATTACGATTGTGCTTTACTTTTGCTAAGAAGTATAACTCATTGCTTTTGCTTGGAAGCATAACCAATTGCTTTTGCTAGGAAGCATAACCCTATATTGCAACCAATAAGTAATTGGTCACAACGGTAGTAGTACCTGATGCAAAGACAGCACCGATACTAACAGTGAAGTTATCTGTACCATTACAATTGAGATAAAGAGAATAGCTCAATGAAAAGACTCCATTCACTGCAGATGCAAGTTCCATACCACAGGTTATCGCACCATCTTCAGTTGAAGTGATGGGATTTTGTAAAATAGTATTTTTGTAAATGCCCATATAGAACTCCGAAAGAATTCCATTGGTATTATTGGACACACTATTTACAGTTAACATATAGTTCCCAGGAGGTGGAACTATAGAACCATTGGTATTAACAACACCTATACCATTCACGACTGAACGTGCAGTGGAAGATGTTGCAGCAAATAGAACTTGATAGGCAACAGTTGTAGTGAGAGTTGCAACACTATCAACCATATGAGTAATGAAATAATTTGTAGGTGCTGAAGTTACAGATTCTAAGATAGGGACAGTCAAAATACAATCGTATTTAACCCATAGCTCTCCCAAAGTTCCTGAATTTGCTTCAAGGCCACTTGTAGACACATATAGATTACCACAATCATAAGTTTTGATGTCACTACCTCCAGGTAAACCAGCTGGACGTACAAATTTAGCATCTGAATTCTTATGAAGATCATTAGGTCTCATTTTCAGATGTATTTCTTGATACGGCATACCGTCCGCTGATGGATCGGTATCTTCGGCGTTCTGCTTAGAGGAAGGCGGAGCGTCGGAAGCGTCATAATCGAATGATAATATAACCTTTCCAGTTTGACCTAGATTGGCATATTGTGAAACTTCTGGTTTGAAGATAAACTCAAGATTAACGAATTGGTATTTTTCGTATAATTGTGCTTTCTTAGATAGCCATGGAAATGTACCAGATTGACCTGGATTACAAGCAAATGTTGAATTTACTGTAAAAGCTGTTGATGTAGAAGTTATCTCACCAATCATTTCCATATCTGTTTCTCTTGAAGTTTTACCACTTCGAAAATTCATACCTTGCAGATTTCCTTTCGGGAATTTGTCAAGGGTTCCCCCATTGCTGGAGTTACGAGCAGGTTGTTTAGGCTTGCTCTTTTTAGTGGGCGCGTTCTGTTGATTTTTACTTTGGCTTTTCTGCCTTGCGTTTTGAGCGTTAGTTTTTCCTTTACCACTACGAGGGTTTGGTCTTTGATTTTTAGATGCAAATTTTGCATTCCGCGGTCGTTTAGAAGCGCACGCAAAATGGAAAATAGCTAGCAAAGCTATTTTCACATTTTGGAAGGGGGAAAGGATTATGGCCCTTCCCCTCTCCCATCAGAACCACATATTCTCCACCTGATAATCAACTTCAACAGCACGTTGAAGGACAGTGGATGAATAGTTGAATGGATAATCTTCCAGATTAGCAGAAGCTAATCCCTCAAATAACGGAAGAACCTCATGATAACTCAGGCCGTATCTGGTTTCATAAGCAATATCCATAGTATCTTCAGTAACAGGATCTTTGTTACGTATCACAACACTCCAATCATTTTTGATACCAGATAGGAATGGTTGACTCATAGATTTTAACTTTGTATACCATAAATTATAACCAGGCAATGTGTCCATGTCTCCTTTCCCAACTAGCTGCATGTATGTTGCATCAACAGCTATTTGAGACTTTGACTTTAATTTGGACATTGGAACCATGAGTCTTGGTTCATGTAAGAATTTCCCAATTTTAGCTAAAGAACTCAAAAGTGGCATGGTAACAATATTGCCATTTTGCATAATAAAAATTGTTTTAAGAAACTCTTCTCCTGTAGTAATGTGTTGTATCGATGCTTTTGGCAAGAATCCACATTTTTCCTTTAGAAATATAGGAATAGATAAAAATGGATCTTCTTTATGCAATATAGCATGTTCAAGAGCTATAGCATAGGATAAAGCA